GTTAATGTGACTCATAGTAACTTCCCCTTCCAGGCATTTCAATATAGCGACCCGGGCTCAATTCAAATCCAAGCACCAATGTATGTTGAAGACCCGTCACAAGGATTGTATTGGGTAGCAGCCTTGCATTATTTACGTAGTCTTACAAAAATGTTTTCGGGAAATGATCCTAAGGCAGGAAACCCCCCGCCAGTTGTATTTTTAAACGGATATGGAAATTATGTTTTTAAAAATATTCCAGTAGTAGTTTCAAAGATTTCAGTTCAATTAGATAAAGACTGCGACTATTTAGGTGTAGATGTTGTAGGCAGTGCAGCCGGAGCCCTTGAAGGGTTAACAGAAGGTGTATCATCGTTATCTGATTCCGTCAGTAATCTGTTCCCAGGATCAGCGGCATCATCAATAGCCGAATCAGTAAGCGATGTAGCAGGCACAGTCGGTGGGTTTGCAGCATTAGCTGGTACCTTTGGACTTGGCGGTGAAATATCTGGCGGCGTAACACATGTTCCTACAAAGAGCACATTTACTGTTGACCTTATACCTGTTTATAGTAGAGATAGTGTTCGTAAATTTAGCCTTGATAGATTTGTCGGAGGCGGATATTTAAACAATAATTTTGGATACGTATAATATGGCAGCGCAATATACAAACACAAGTCCTTGGTATACAACACCAATTACTCATAATGTTTTAGAAGTACTTACTATTAGACCAGTAAGTGCAGAATCTGACGATTTTTATTACACTATTGAACCTCAATACACGTACCGACCAGATTTATTAGCATATGATTTGTACGGTGAGGCAAATCTGTGGTGGGTGTTTATACAACGTAATTTAGATGTTATACAAGATCCTATATTAGATTTTGTTCCCGGAACAAAAATATACATCCCAAAGAAATCAAGTTTAGATAATGTATTAGGTTTATAAAATGATAGATCAAGCAACAAATGCAATAAATGCAGCAGTAAAAACAGTAGCAGTTGTGGGTTCAGTAGTCTCTGCGGCCTCTGCTATAAAAGATAAATTTAGTGGTGCAGATACAATGGTCAAACCTGTTGCTGGGTTAAAATTGCCATTACCTAACCCACTATTCAAATATGCAACTTGGGATTATGTTTTAGGTATCGCAGTATTAACTGACAAAGATTTAAATTACCCTGATAAATCTTATAGAATTGGTAAAAGGCTACCGTTAATATGTAAATCTGCTAATGCAGATCCTAGTAATAGGGTATTAACTCCTTATGGAAAGTTGGATTTTTTTATAGAAAATTTAACTTTAAACAGCACACTCGGTTATGAAGCAAATAATAATACAAACGTAACTGGTATTAGTTTTGATATTATTGAACCGTACAGTATGGGGTTGTTTACTATTGCTTGTCAGCAGGCAAGTTGGAAAGCAGGACATAACAATTGGCGCTCTGCTCCGTTTGTGCTAACAATAGATTTTAGAGGTAATCAAGAAAATGGAACTATGGCTAAAATCCCAGGCACTAGTAGACAGATTCCATTTAAATTTACAGAAATAACAGCTACAGTTAAAGAAACAGGCACAGTTTATAAATGTACAGCAATGCCTTATAATCAACTTGCATTTACAACAAAAAGTGCAGTATTAAAAACTGATACAACAATAGCTGGCGCAACAGTTCAAGAAGTTTTACAAACGGGTGATAAGAGTTTACAAGCTGTTTTAAACAAAAGATTACAGCAGTTAAAAACTGATGGCATAGTAGCAGTTCCAGATGAAGTTATCATTTTATTTCCTACCGACTATACTTCAGCATATTCGTCAACTAGTACTTCTGATGCAGGAGCAACTTCTGATCCTAAACAAGCCCAAGCAGAAGAAGTATATAAATTATTAGGAGTTACTAAAACTGCTAATAACTTAGCAGTACAAGCCAGTGCAGATTGCAATGAATTAGGTTTATCTTCTTTAGGATTTGATCAAGCAAGAAAAGGTACTCCACCCGTAGGAAAAGATAATCAAATTTATGATCCAAATTTAAAGATTAATGTAAGGGCTAACAATACAGCAGACCCGTCAGTGTCAGATTTTAAATTTAGCCAAGAGTCAGACATACCAAATGCTATAAATCAAGTACTATTGCAAAGTAAATTTGCAGTTGATACATTAGGAGCAGATAGATTAAGTCCCGAAGGCTGGAGAAAGTGGTGGAGAATTGACCCTCAAGTCTATGTTATATCAACTGATGCTAATGATAGCTCCACAGGCGAAAAACCAAAGATAATTGTTTATAGAGTAATACCATATAAAGTACATGCTAGCACCGCTGCTCCCCCTAATGTAAAATCTCCAGGTTTCGATAAGCTAGCATTAGAAGTAGTTAAAGAATACAATTATATCTATACAGGAAAGAATGTTGATGTATTAAGGTTTGATATTACCTTATCAAACACGTTTACAACTATGCTGGCTGCTGACGGTTTAAAAAGAAACCAAGATGTACAAACAGCAGCCGACGACGGCGGAACTGACGGCAAAGATACAAATATAGCCCCGGCAGTTAATGGAAATCCAGTAGAAAAAAAATCAGGAGTTACTCCCACTTCAGTTAGCTATACTGCTCTAAACACAACTAGTGATCGTAAAGGTGGCGGTGGCCCTGATACAGAGGGTACTAGAGCCGCTCGTGTTTTTCATGATGCTATAACATTAGGCAAAGATTTAATGCAGTTGAATATGGAAATTATTGGAGATCCTTATTTTATAGCACAAAGCGGTATGGGGAATTACACATCTCGAATTACTCAATTTAATAATTTGAATTCAGATGGCACTATTAACTATCAAGATGGCGAAGTTGATATTATGGTAAAATTTAGAACCCCAGTTGATATAAACCAATCAACAGGTCTTTATAATTTTAGTAAAAGCAGTAAGACAGCTCCTGTCTTACAATTTTCAGGATTGTATAGAGTAACAAATGTAACAAGTGTTTTTAGTAATGGGCAGTTTAAACAAACACTAGAAGGGCCTCGTAGACCAATGCAAGAAGGTACAAAAACAGCCGCTAAAACTCAAACGTACAATACAACTAACCAAGCGCCTGCGGGGTCTAAAACATGACAAATTATAATGAAGATTTTGCGCCACACGGCACTCCAGAATCTCGTCCAGGCCCGTTTTTAGCTAGAGTAGTAAGCCACCTTGACACCACCTATATGGGAGTTTTAGAAGTTGAAATTTTAAGACCTGTAGGCAACACACAAGAAGAAGGCCAACTACACCAAGTAAAATATATGAGTCCGTTCTTTGGCGCTACCGATGCAGCTTATCTTGGTAAAGATCCTGATGATTATAACAATACACAAAAGAGTTATGGATTTTGGATGGTGCCACCTGATGTAGGTGCTACAGTAGTTATAATTTTTATTGATGGTGATCCTAAGCGAGGATATTGGATAGGATGTGTACCAGACGAAAATATGAATTTTATGGTACCCGGCCTTGCGGCAACTGAGCAAGTAGTTGACGGAGAAAAAAGAAGTCCCACTGCTGAATATAATAAAGTAGTTAACGATAGTAATGCAGACCCAAGCTCATTTAAAAAACCAATACATCCTTTAGCAGCGGCACTTGAAGCTCAAGGTTTATTAGAAGACGACACTAGAGGCATTACAACTTCTAGTGCCCGCCGCGAAACGCCTAGTATGGTTTTTGGCATAAGCACACCTGGACCATTTGATAAACAGCCGGGAGCAAAACAAGGCCCTATTGGAAAAGTTGAACATCAAATCCCAAACGCCTATGTTAGTCATTTAGGCGGAACTACTTTTGTAATGGACGACGGTGACGATAAGTTTTTACGTAGGACACCTGCCAGTGAAGGCCCTCCGGATTATGCTGCGGTAGAACAAGGCGAAACAGATGGTGATGTTACTATTCCTCATAATGAATTATTTCGTATAAGGACTCGCACAGGCCATCAAATATTATTACATAACAGTGAAGATTTAATTTACATTACTAACAGCCGCGGCACTGCATGGATAGAATTAAGTAGTGACGGTAAAATTGACATTTATGCCAAAGACAGCATTAGTTTAAGAACAGAAAATGATTTTAATTTTTATGCTGACCGAGATTTTAATATTGAAGTTGGTAGAAATTTTAATTTAAAAGTAGCAGAAAGGCACCAAACAGAAGTTGGCAGTAATAAAATTTCTATAGTAAACGGCAATGTAGTTTTACAAGTAGATGGAAATAGAGATGAAACAGTTACTGGGACAACAACGTTATCTACAGGCAGCGGCCATACAATAACTGCTGGCGGCGATTTTGAAGTAAAAGCAGCTAATACTAATATTGACGGTGGAAATATTCATTTAAATTCGGGCAATTTTGGAGGCGCAGATGCCGACACTCCGGACCCATTAAGTACTTTTGAAAATCCAACCGAAGTAGAAGGCGAAACAGTTGAAAGTATCATGTTGCGTGTACCTACAACAGAACCTTATCCACATCATGAAAATTTAGATCCAACTAATTTTAAAACAGACATGACAGATAGAGAAGCCGGAAGTGCTATTAGTGTACCCGATTATTGGAAAACATATTCAACGGTTACAGATACTTTCTTAAAAATAAAAGGATAATTTAAATGGCCTCAACAATATATTCTAAACCAGTAGTAACTTCTGTAAACACTATAGATACACCTTCTATGATGATGTATAAGGGATTCAGCACAGTTAATCCTAATACTCAGAATTATAGCCTTTATGACTTAGAATTAATCAAACAAGATTTGCTAAATCATTTTTATGTAAGAAAGGGCGAGCGCCTGATGAATCCAAAATTTGGCACAATCATATGGGATTTATTATTTGAACCTCTTACAGAACAGATTAAAAATTTAATCATACAAAACGTCAATGAAATACTAAATTTTGATCCTAGAATTAATGCAGGAAACGTTATAGTAACGCAGTATGATACAGGGTTACAAATAGAGTGTAGCCTAAAATATTCAACTTACAATTTAACT